TTACAGAGATAGCGCAATTATTGCCTACGTTCGCCCTGATGACAATAGCGAGCTGGTTCAAAAGCTTATGACCGACGACCTGGTTAAATTGAGCTTTACCCACAGCTCGTATATTGATTTGCAAATTGGCGACAACCTACTATTGAACGGCCTTGAATACTGTTTGAACAGCTTGCCTAATTACACCAAGGCCAGCGCCAACGAGCACAAATACGAGTGTCAATTCCAGGGCGGTATTTACGAGCTTCAAAAAGCAAGCTTTTTGCTTTACTCCGATTTTTATTTCGATTTTACCGGCAACGCCCAGGGCTTTCTCGATTTGTGTATTACCAACCTTAACCGCGATTTGGGAGGCTATAGCGCCGGAACCTGCGATGTTACCGAGGTAAAAACACTCACCTTCGACAATATGAGTGTGCTCGATGCCATAAACTACATTAAAGACGAGCTGGGCTTTGAGTTTTATCTTGTTGGTAAGGTGTTGCACTTTACCACTCCCGGCGTTGACACTGGGTTAACCTTTAAAGTGGGCCGGTTCCAGGGTCTTTATGAGCTCACGCGCAAAAAGGTTGAAAGCGCCAATATAATTACCCGGCTGTGGGCGTATGGCAGTCAGAACAACCTACCGCCCGACTATGTAAGTCCGTTGGTATATAAGCGTC